CAGGAACTATACACATTTATAGTCTCCATTGAACACTAATTTATCTACATGATTAGATTTTTTATTTACATAACTAATGTAAAACCATTTCTTTGAATCTAATTTTTTAATTAGTTTATGTAAACTCATCTCACCTATTTCTTGATAAGTTTCTGGAACTATGTCCCAGCTTGTTGTGTCATAAACATCATTACCGTTTGTTGGTTTGACTTCTTTTATTGCGTATGTATATCTCATTTTTTCCTTTCCATATATTGTTGATGACGTCTGGCTTTTACTTCGGGACGTTGGTAATAATTATGATCCCATATCTGTCCTTTTCTACTCTTTCTCCATTTAAGTCGAGCTCTTCTTTTACTTTCACAGTCTGCGTATATAGCCATATCTTTCTTTCTGTTATATCCTACATTATATATGATATGATTCCGAATGTCAATACTAAAAATAATAAGATGTCTAGCCAAAATAAGAATATAATAATATTCCAAAACATTATTTACGCCTACCTTGACCTCTACTCTTCTTTCTTCTTGGTACTCTTTTATTCAACCTCTTCGTGTGTCTACCAGGACGTTTCTTTGGAGTTCTTTTAACGTGTACGTTTACACCGAATTTATATTTCTTGGCCATCGTCTGCTATGTCTACTTTCAAAGACATCTTTGTATTTTTATCAGCCATTATATATTTTATAACTCCATTTACTTTTTGTTCTAAGTCTGAACCGCATGCACTACAACGATAATATGAGTTGGCTATTCCAACCAATAAAGTTTTTTCACTGCATGTTGGACAAGTGCCAGTAACTATTTCTGTGTTAAATATTTTTGTCATACCCAAGGTTTGTATTTTGTTTTACCATCTTCTCCACGACTAGCGTATAGACATTGATTTCTATTATGGTTTGATGAATAGCTACAGTGAATCCAACCTGAATTAGGTTCACCTTCTTTATAAAACTCTAAAATTAATTGATCAAACTCTAATTCATCTTTTATGTATGAAGCTACTTCTTTGTTATCTCTGCCCCAAATTTCAAAATCAGCTGCAGCTGCATTATCGTCTGCTACGTGTTGTGAGTTAATTGAGCTGCCGATTGCTATACACAGCTCCGCACATCTAAATCCGCTAGAGATCTGTAATGGTTCATTATAATGCGAACGTATTGGTTGTAAAATATTTACAGCCAAAGCTTTTAAATTTTCTATTTGTTCTGGGGACGGATTATTATTTATACCTTTACGTTCAGCCACTTGGCTTTTGATTAATTCGTCTAAAGTAAAATTGGCTGTAAGTTTCATAATTAATCCAATATTATTTTTTTAATACTTTTCTGTCCCATATATATTTCTGTCTCTGCTTTTGATTTAATACACTTATAGCTAACGCTTGGGTTATAATCTCTTTCTGCAACTCTCTTACCACGTAAGCAGATTGACATATTCTCTTGTATTCTATGCTCTTTAATTTCTCCGTTAATAAACATCAATAATGCTACCACAGTCTCAATCATTTTTTTCCTTATAGTTGTCTAGTGTTATCACATCTGGATTGTCTTTTAAATACTGTTGTTTTAGTTCTGTCCAATAGCTAATTTTAGGGTCAAAGTCTCTTTCACCGAAAGAATTAGCCGACATAACACCTAGTTGCATGCACTGATTTATTAGTTCTGCAAAAGCAGGAGGAGGTGGATTAATTCTAGGCACTCTTTTACATTCTTTTACAAGTTCTAATTGTGTTTTTAATTTTTGTTTTAATCTTTGTTCTTCAGCAAACTCTTCATCGCACACAGGACCAATAGATTTTCTAAATCTAAAACCTACTACTTGGTCTTGTGATTCGTCGCTAGTCCCTGATTTATATTCTCGTTGCCTGACTTCTGTATAAGTTTCCCAACTACCTTGATCGCAGCTGTTGGTGCCGTCGTTTAAATATTCGTTACGTGCTTGTGCTGATGATGTCACCACAAACAAGAAAAATAATATCCACGCTAAATT